GCCGGTGTGCTGGCGGACGTGACCAACGTCCTCCGCCTGGTCCGGCCCAGGTTCCTCGCGCTGCACGACGTCACCGGCGGGTTCGTCCGGACGCAGGGCCCGGCCCGCGTGTGGCGCGAGCTGCCGAAACTCAACCCTGGCGGGCAGGTCGTGGCCGAGTTCGCGCACGTCGTCCCGCACTTCGGCCGGCCCGTCCTCGGGATCGGCGTGTGGAGGACGTCGACGTGGCTCGCACAGTGAGGCGGGTGTTCCTGCTCCCGATCGAGCCGTTCGACGAGCGGTACACGGAGCAGTGGTACAGGTGGTGGCGTGACGAGCTGGCGGCGTTCGACGAGGTCGAGGTCGTCGTCGTCGACGGCGAGCCCGTCGGCGAGCGCCGGTCGGGCCAGTTCCTCGACGTCGTCGACACCTGGGTGTGGAAGGGCACCCAGGCGGCGAACCTCGCGCGGCACTTCCAGCGCAGGGAGGTCCGGGACGGCGACTGGATCCTCCTGTTGGACTTCTGGGGCCCGGCGACGACGGCGGCGCTCTACATGCGCGACCTGATGGGGCTCCGCGGACGGGTCGGGATCGCGGCCTTCGCCCACGCCGGCGCCTTCGACCCGCACGACTACCTGGCCCGGACGGGGCTCACCAGGTGGGCGCTCGACGTCGAGCGCGGGTGGGTCCGGGGGGTCGACCTCGTCCTCTGCGGGTCGCGGTGGGCGAGGAGCCTGATCGCAGACCACCTGTTCGACGGCGACCCCGCCGAGGTGCGGCACGTCGTCCCGACGGGGAACCCCGTCCACCAGCGGGAGGTACTGGCGCTGGCGGGGCGGCTGGTCCAGGTCCCGTGGGATGCCCGCCCGCGGAAGGTCGTCTTCCCGCACCGGCTGTCGCCCGAGAAGGACCCGGACTTCTTCCGGCGGGTCGAGGAGGAGTACCGCGACCGGTGGGGCGACGACGCCGTGTGGGTGCGGACCCGCGACGGGTACACCGGCGACAAGCGGCGCGACTACTACGGGAGGATGGCGGACGCCCGGGTGGTGTTCTCGTCGGCGCACCAGGAGACGTTCGGGATCGCGATGCAGGAGGGCGTCGCCCTCGGGGCCTGGGCCGTCGCGCCGAACCGGTGCTCCTACCCGGAGGTCATCTCGCCGACGACGGGGTTCCTGTACGAGCCCGACGACGTCGGGGGCGCCGCGTTCTGTGTTCGGATGGCGCTGGAGCGGGACACCTGCGCGAGGTTCGACGCGTACCACGAGGACGCGATCACGCGGGCGGCCGTGTTCCTCCGCCACCACCCAGCGGACGCGCTGCGGGTCCTGCACGTCGTCGGGTCGGGGTCGTGACGGCGCCGGTACACACCTTCGCCGGGGCGCACCCGCGCCCCCCTCGCCCCCCGCTCCACGGCGGGGTCGCGACGTTGATCTCCTACGCCATCGCCGTCGCCTCCAGGCCCCAGCGGGTGATCGAGGACCTGGAGAGGATCCGGGAGTTCTCGGACTTCATCATGCTGGACTGCGGGGCGTTCACGATCCGTCGGCGGGGACTGGAGGTCGACGTCGACCGCTACGCCGCGTTCGCCCGCGAGGTGTCCCGCCGCGGGCTCGTCGACGTCGTCGTGAACCTCGACGTCGGGTCGACGATCGACATGGTCCGGAACCAGCGGACGCTGGAGTCCGCCGTCCGGGGGAACGCCTACGTGATGTGGGTGTACCAGCCGTTCCACGGCGAGCGGCACCTGCGGCGGATGCTCCTCCGGTACCCGTACGTCGGGCTCGGGACGGCCGGCATGGACTCCGGGGCGCACGCGGTCGTGCGTAACGACGAGGTCGCCCGGTACTACGTCGAGGTCTTCCGGACGCTCCGCGAGCACGACGCCGCCGCGCACGGCTTCGCGATGACGAAGCCGACCTTCCTGCTCCGACCCGACCTGCCGTGGTCGACCGTCGACTCGTCGTCGTGGACGTCGGCCGCCCGCTGGGGCTTCGGGGTCCTGCCCGACGAGCGCGACGGGACGATCCTCCAGGTCCCGCACCCGTACTGCCACGTCGCGAGGTCGACGAACCTCGGGAACCGGATCCCGACGACCGACTTTGACCGGACCTCGGAGCTGCTCCACAGGTACAACCTGTCGGTGCGGGAGTGGTCGGCGATGTCCACGACCGAGACGCTCGTCGTGTCCGCCCTCGGGCACTACGCCGTCGAGGACGAGGTGAACGCCCGACGCGACCCGGCCGAGTTCGCCGCCACGGCCGCCAGGCTGCGGACGGTCGGGCTCCCCCAGCTCGCCGACCGCCGGGGTTGTTTCCGCATGGTCCTCGTCGTCGGGCGCGAGGAGAACAGCACCACTGCGCGGACCGCCCAGGTCCTGCGCCAGCGCGCGTTCGACGCGTGCAACACCGCCGGAGGTCCCCCGTGAGCAGCAGGAAGCCCGTCGTCGTCAAGGTGTGCAGCTCCGACCGGTACGCCGGGATCGCCGACCTGCACGAGTTCGCGGACAACCCCCGACTGCCGCTCTCGCGCGCCGAGGAGGAGAGCCTCGACGCGTCGCTCGCCTCGCTGGGGCTGTTCCGCCTGCTGCTCGTCTGGGAGGACCCGGACGTCGGCGTCCCGGTCACGGTCTACACCGGCTCCCGGGCGGAGGCGCGGATCGTCGCGCTCCGGGACAACAACTCCGAGGCCGACTGGGACTACGGCCTGCTGTCGCGGTACGTCACCGACCTCGACGACCGGCTGCGGGAGCTCGGGGAGGGCGGCGGGCTCGACATGGCGCTCGCGGGGTTCGACGACGGGCTCCTCGCCGACCTGATGGACTACGGGCGGAGTGCCGAGGCGGCGATCCTCCAGGCCGCGGCGAACAGCCCCGAGTCCCCGGAGGCGGCGGAGAGGAGGAGGAAGAAGCCTGGCGACGCGCCCGACCCGGGGGACGGGGTCGGTGACCCCGCGGACCGGGTCGTGGGCGTGAACATCGGCCACGTCCGGGGGCGCATCCGGCACGCGACCTACGACCGGCTGACGGCCGCACTGCGGGCGTGCTCGCCCGACGACACCTCGCGGGGCCTCGACCCCGCGTTCGAGCGGCTGCTCGAACTGGCGGGGTTCTGACGTGGCCCGGGTGAGCGCCACGCGGCGGCTGGAGTTCGACGCCGGGCACCGCGTGATGCGCCACGAGTCGCGGTGCGCGCACCTCCACGGGCACCGGTACCGGGTGGACGTCACCTGCTCGGCGGACGCGCTCGACGACGTCGGACGGGTAGTCGACTTCGGCGTCGTCAAGGCCGATGTCGGCGGCTGGATCGACGAGGTCCTGGACCACGCGCTGCTGCTGCACCCGGACGACCCGATGGTCGCACCGGCGGTCGCACTGCAGCAGGGTGGGGTCGCGGGCCCCAGGCAGCTCCCGACCGTCGGCGGCGGGTGCTGGTGGCCGTCCGCGCGCGTCGTCGCGATGCCGGACGACCTGGGGGAGCCGACGGCCGAGAACCTCGCGACGCTCGTCGCGCGGCTGGCCGTCGCGACGCTCGGCCCGCGGGGGCTCGTCGTCGACCGGGTGCGGGTCTACGAGACGCCCAACTGCTGGGCGGACTGGAGGCGTGATGCAACAGGTGGGTGACCGCTTCCACACGACTTGGGTGGACCTGGGGGGCTCCCGCGAGGCCGTCGAGCGGGCGATGACCGGGCCGGACCTCGCGCGGCTGCACGCCGACGGCTGGTCGCTCTTCACCTCGTTCATCCTGCACGACGCGGAGGTCGACCGGATGCGCGTCCTGCTCGTGTGGGCGCCGCCAGGACCCCCAGCCTGGGCCTCGAACGGGGTGTCGCGCGCGCTCGCGCTCGCCCTCCTGCTGTTTGGACTGGGCCAGGTCGGGGTCGGCGTCGCGCTGGTCCTGCACCTCGTCCGCGCGGGCGGGTAGGTTCGCTCGACCCCCGGTGCGGGTACGGTTCCGGCGAGGAGGTCACGTGCCGAACCCCGAGTGCTGGGACGACGACGCAGCGGTCACCTTCGCCCAACGGATGTTGGGCCTCGTCCGCGCGAACATCAGCCAACCGGACCGCCCGCTGATCGGGATCTTCCTGATCGACGAGCGGTGCGTCCCGTCCCCGCTCTGGGACGGGCACCCGGCACCGACCGAGCCGACGTGGGCTCCCGTGGACGTGTACGAGCGTGGCCCTGACGGGGCAGTCCGGGAGGCGACGGACTTCTCGCCGACGGACCTGACGCGCGCGATGCGGCACTTCGCGGAGTTGTCCGTGGCCCCGTACGCGGTCGTCGTCGGGGCGGCGTCGTCGTTCTGCCTCGCCCGGGTCGCCCGACGCGTCGGGCTCGACGTCGCGTCGATGGTGTCCTCGCGCGCGGTGCTGACGGTGGTCGGCGGCGGGAGCCCCGTCGGGAGTGACGCGTTCGCCGACTGCCTGTTCGCCTTCGTCGCGTCGCGTGACGGGTTCCGGTACTACGTCGAGTGGTTCTGGGGCGACGACCACGACGACCTGTTCACCCGGTCGGGGGAGGACGTCACGCTGGAGAGCCAGCAGTTCAACGTGTTCGACGGGCAGAGGAGCACCTGATGCAGTCCCAGGCCGAGAGGAGGTACATCGCCGCCCTGGAGGCGCTCGCAGGCGCCGGGTTCCCGGACGGGACCAAGATCGACCGCTGGGCGTACGTCGTCGCGGCGGCGATCCCGGACGAGGACGAGACGGGGGACGGCGGGACCACCCCGCCGGACGTCGACGGGGACCTGACGGCCGAGTCCGTCGACGAGATGATCCGGACGACGCTCGCGGGCTGCAACGGGTGCCCCGCCCGGGACGGGTGCCCGATCCGGGACGGCGTGGCGGCGGCCCGGGGCCTGGACACGGTCAACCTGATCCGGGTGGAGGGGCGCGCGGCGATGCGGGACGGGGCCGTGATGGCGGCCGAGGCCAGGGCGACCGGCGACGTGTCCGAGTCGGGCCACACGTTGTCGTTCGAGACGCTCACGCTCGCCGCCGAGCTGATCGCCCGGCGGACGTCGCTGGACCACGTCCGCCGGTTCCTGCACGGGTACGTCAGGCGCGGGTTCCTGGCGGCTCTGCGGTGACGACGACCGCGGACGCCCGCCCCGGGTAGTGGTCGGCGGGCTACGCTGAGCCCGTGACCAGCCCGACCACGACCAGGAGTCCCGCGGGTGGCGCCGTCGGCGCGCTCTGCCGCCAGTACCCGCTGATCGGGCTCGCGCTCCAGCACCACCGGTCGACTCGCGGGCTCCCGATGTCGTTCCAGGCCTGCCCGTACGCCGTCGAGTGGTACGCGGACGCGTTGGAGGGCGACGGGTTTGACATCATGTCGGCGGTCCAGGTCTTCAAGACCGAGTTCCTGATCCAGCTCGCGTTCGAGCGGGCCGGCTGGTCGGGACGGACGGTCGCCTACGTCCTGCCGAAGTTCGCCCAGCGGGACAAGTTCGTGCAGTCCCGGGTCAACCCGCTGCTGCTGGGCGTGCCGGCGTACCGGCGGCGCCTCCCCCCCCGCGGGCGGACGCTGTCCGGGGCCGACGAGGACAGCAACGAGGTCGGGTCGCTCGCGCTGAAGCGCTTCGGCCGGGGCCTGCTCAGGTTCATCGGGTCGAACGCGGCCACCGAGTTCGTCGAGTTCGCCGCGGACGTCCTGATCGTCGACGAGGTCGACCACTGCGACACGGCCAACCTGGAGCTGGCGCGGGACCGCCTCCGCTCGTCGCCGTACCCCCAGGTGTTCCGGGTGGGGAACCCGACGATCGGCGGGGTCGGGATCTCGCGGATCTACGAGCAGGGCGACCAGCGGCGGTGGAACGTCGAGTGCCCCCACTGCGGGAGGCGCCAGCCGCTCGACTGGTTCACCGGGTTCGTGCGACAGGCCGAGGACGGGGCGTGGCTCCCACGGGACGAGGAGCGCGCGGTCGACCCGTCGACGGGTGACCTCCGGCCCGTCTGCACGGGGTGCCGGCGTGCGTTCGACCGCCCGATCCGGGGGGTCTGGGTGGCGGGCAACCCCGGCGCGTGGCGGCGGTCCTACCAGGTCAGCCGGCTCGACGTCCTCACCGTCGACGTCCGCAGCCTGTACCACGAGTGGCGCGTGGCGCAGGGCGACTCGGCGAAGCTCCAGACGTTCTACACCTCGGTCCTCGGGCGACCGTACGAGGCCGCCGGCGCGAAGGTCACGGTGTCGGACCTCGACCGGGCCGCCGTCGCCCCGGACACGGTGTCGTTCGACGCGCTCGGCTCGTCGCGCGTCGTCGCCGGGATCGACGTCGGGGCCCGGCTGCACGTCCACATTGACGTCGTCGAGCACCTGCCCGTCGGGCCCGAGCCGGCGGAGGGTGAGCCGGACACGCGCTTACGGGTCCGGCAGCGGCGCGGGGTGTTCGTCGGGACGGTCCCGGGCTTCGAGGAGGCGCGGGACCTGCTGGTCCGGTACCGGGTCGACGTCGCGGTCGTCGACTCGCTCCCGGAGACGCACAAGGCCCAGGAGCTGCGCGACGAGATGAACGCGCACGGCTGTCGCGTGTGGCTCTGCCGGTACGCCCAGACCGAGCGGATCGGGTCGCAGGCGTACGGGATGGCCTGCACCTGGGAGTCCCGCGCCGTGGTCGTCGACAGGACCCAGCTCCTCGACGCGTGCCTCGACGACCTCCGGAGCGGCGGGCCGGTCGCGAGTCGGACGTTCCCGCGGGGCGTGTTCTCGGTGCCCAACTGGTCGCGGGAGATGACGGCTGCGATGCGCGTGCTCGACAAGAAGGGCCGGCGGTACGTCTGGGACAACGGCGACAAGGCCGACCACTACTCACACGCTGACGCGTACTCGCGCGTCGCCGCCGACATCCTCGACACCGGCGGGTTCTACCTCGTCGTGTGACCGAGGTTCGGATCGCCGCCCGGGTCGGGTACGACGTCGTCGGAGGTCCGATGGGTACCAACAGCTCGATCGAGTGGACGCACCACACCTGGAACCCGCAGCAGGGCTGCACCCCGGTCCACACCGGGTGCGTCAACTGCTACATGTACCGCGACAAGCGGAGGTACGGGCAGGACCCGACGGTCGTCGTCCGGTCGAAGCCGCCGACCTTCCGCAAGGTGCTGAGCCCGGAGTGGCGGTCCGGCCAGCGGGTGTTCGTCTGCTCCTGGAGCGACTTCTACCACCCCGCCGCCGACGGGTGGCGCCCCGAGGCCTGGGACCTGATGGCGCGGCGGCCCGACCTCCGGTACATCATCCCGACCAAGCGGCCCGAGCGGATCGTCGAGCACCTGCCCGACTGGTGGGCGGGGCAGGACAACTTCATCCACCTGGCCTCCGTGTCGGACCAGCCCTCCGCGCGCTGGATGGTCCCGCCACTCCTCCGCGTCCAGGGGCTCCGGGGACTGTCCGTCGAGCCGCTGGTCGCGCAGCTCGACCTCGTGACCCCGGGACTGATCGGGTACGAGTGGACGTGTCCGGAGTGCGGTGACGGGACGACCTCACACCTCGACGAGTTCGACACCTCCGGCGGGGCCCGCCCGCTCCGGACGCGGACGGAGCCGTGGTGCCCGTCGTGTCGCGAGCCCGACGCCGACGGGCCCGGGCGCGACACGCTCGTCGACCTCGGGCGTCGGGGCCTGGACTGGGTGATCGTCGGTGGCGAGTCGGGGCCGAACGCCCGCGCGATGCGCGCCGAGTGGGCCGACAGCCTCGTCACCCAGGCGCGGTCCGCCTCGGTGCCGGTGTTCGTGAAGCAGATGGGAGCCGTCTACGGCCGCCGGGTCGGGGTCGACCCGATGAAGGGCGGGGGCCTGGCGATCCCGGGGCACCTCCGGTTCTCGCAGTTCCCGGCCGGCTGGTCGGAGATGGGGGCGTAGCCGGGGCGACGCTGGCCGCTGGCGCGTCCGACGGTCCGCCGCCCCGCCCGGGGCCCGTCGGCGCGGCCCGACCCGGCCAGTGACGATCTCGGCGCCGTACCGGCGTGCTACCTTCCAGGCGAACGACTGGAGGCAACATGGCCGGACGACTCGCCCTGGTAGGATCGACCGCGACCCCCGTGACCGTGCGGCAGCAGCGACCGGTCGGACAGTGGCTGGCTCTCCCCGGGGCCCCGGACGCGCAGCAGCGGGCCCGCCGGGGGCTCGCCCGGCTCGACCAGTACCTCTACCAGGACGTGCCGGGCGTCCCCTCCCTCCGGGCGGACCGGCTCCTCTCGGGGGCGCAGCTCTGGGAGATCTACTGGAAGACCCCGGACATCCGCGCGTCCGTCGACTCGATCGTCCGGCGCGTCGCGACCTGGGACTGGGGGATCGAGGTCGCGATGAACCCGAAGGAGCCGGCGTACGCGGACGCGCGGCGGCAGGCCGACGGGGTCGAGCGGTTCCTCGGGTCGCCGAACGCCGACCAGACGTGGCAGGAGCTGTGCACCGCCTGGACGACCGACCTGCTCGTCTACGAGTTCGGGGTGCTGGAGAAGGTCCGCAGCCGGGGCGGGGACCTCGTGGAGCTCGTCGCGCGTACCGGTGACGACTTCACCCCGATCCGTGACAGGTACGGGTCGACGTCCGGGTGGCGACAGGAGGTCGACTGGGTGTCCGAGACGGCGGGGCCGACGTTCGAGGCAAAAGACCTGGTCATGCTGCACCTGTTCCCGAACACCCGCTCTCCCTTCGGCCGCCCGCTGATCGAGTCGCTCGTGAACGAGGTCGTTACGCTGCTCGTCGCGTCCGAGAACGTGATGCTCACGCTCGACGCCGACGAGATCCCCCCGGGCCTGCTGGTGCTCGGCGGGCTCGGCAAGGAGGCGATGGAGGCGGCCAAGGCCGACTTCCAGCAGAAGAAGGGCCGGGACAACAAGATCCGGATCCTCGGGTCGCCGGACCGGGGGGCGCTGACGGTCGAGTGGAAGCAGCTCAAGCGGTCGCTGAAGGACGTCGACTTCATGCCCGTGATCGAGTGGGTCCAGCGCCGGGTGTGGCGGACCTTCGGCGTCATGCCGATCGAGATGGGCTCCGAGGAGGCCACGAGGGCGCACGCGTCCGCGCAGATGGACGTCAGCGAGTCCCACCTGACGACCCCGATCCTGGAGACGATCCAGGCCAAGGTCAACCGGGACATCGTCCCGGAGATGGTCGACCCGGCGCTCCTGGGGGTCGTGCGGTTCCGGTTCGACCGCGACTCCCGCCTGGACCCGCTGGCGGAGCGGGCGATCGCCGAGGTCTTCGAGCGGTACGTCCGGCAGGGCATCATGACCCGCAACGAGATCCGGAAGGAGCGGGGGCTCCTCCCGATCGACGGTGGCGACGTCGCCACCGTCGAGTTCGCGCAGGGGCTGATCGACGTCTCGACGCTGGCCGGCGTCGGGGCGCCGGACACGACGGGTGACGACCCGGAGGAGCCGGAGGAGCCGGAGGACCCCGACGGCGGGGAGGGAGGCCCCGATGACCCCGAGGTGGACGACCCGCCCGCACCCGACAAGGCGAAGTCGGTCGTCCGTCGCGGGCTCGTGTCGGACCCGGACCTCCCGTCAGACTGGCAGGCCGCCGGTCGCTTCGCGGACGTCCGGACGCTGGACCTGCCACGTCTCGGGGTCGAGGTGGTCGGGTACGCGCGGGACGTCCTCCCGCTCTGGCGACAGGCGCAGCGCGAGACGGTCGCGGCGTTCCTGTCCGCGTGGGACGGCGAGCCGCTGACCGACGACGGGGCCGCCGCCCTGCGGGGCCGGGTGACCGCCGCCGTCGACTCGCTGCTCGCCGGGTGGGGGGCGGTGACGCTCCGGCGGTACGTCGCGGCGGTGCGGGTCGGTCGGGACGCGGTCGCGACCTTCTCGGGGCAGGACGCCGTCGGCGACCCCGAGGTCCTGGGCGCGTCCTACCACTCGCTCGCGATGGGGTACCTCAACGACCGCGACGGGCTGGTGGGCCAACTCCGGGACCGGCTGCTCCGGGCCGTCGGGCAGCTCCAGTCGACGACGACCGGGGGACGGGCGACCCCCGCACCGGGGGGGCACCAGCACCACGACGGGTGCGGGTGCGACGTCCGGTCCGAGGACGACTTCCTCCCGCTCGGCCCGACCCCGCGGGTGGACGACGAGCTCGCCGCCGCGGTGTCCGACCTGTTCCTCTCGCAGGAGCACCGGGTCGACAACTGGTCCGGGAAGCTGCTCGACGTCGGCAACGGAACGCTGATCGCCGGCCTGATCCAGGCCAGCTCCGAGCGGGGGTCGGAGGAGCGCGTCACCTGGTGGTGCGAGTGGGTGGCCGTAGGCGACCGCGGGATGTGCTCCGACTGCGAGTACGAGGGCTCGGCCGGGTTCCGTCCGCTCGCCGCGCTGACGCGACGGCCGGGCGGCGACACCCGCTGCGGCGCCCGGTGCCGGTGCGTCCTGGTCCTCTGGACGGAAGCCGAGGTGACGTCGGGGGACGCCGTCAGCCTGTCGCTCTACGACACGTGAGGTTTGACGTACGCCGTCCTGTCGGAGTAGCTTCACGACGAGACGCCGGAGAGGCGCGCGCCCTCGCACCACCCCCAGCACGGGGGCAGGAGGCAGCATGGACGTGCGCAAGCTCGCCGTCAAGGACCAGACGATCGCACTGGACTGGGACGCCCCCGACACGGTCGTCGACGGTGAGCGGCACTTCGTCGTCCGCTGTTGTCGTGTGCCGTTCGAGTGGGACTGCTCAACATCAAAACTCCTCACCGCGTCCACCGACCCGGGCGAGCCGGGCGAGCCGGTCGACGGGCAGGACTGGGCCTCGCTGCCGGCGGCGCTGGCGGACCAGCGTAGCCGCGAGGCGCGCCGCGAGGCGGGCGACGACGACGCCGACGACGGCGCGGAGGGGGACGACGGCGCCGGGCTCGACAAGGGCCCGATCGTCGAGGGTGTCGCGTCGTCCACGTCCGTAGACTGGTACCACACCGAGATGTCGCTGGCGGCGCTCGCGAGCATGGCCGACCAGATGCGGGCGGGCACGGTCCCGTACGTCCCGACGCACTGGGAGTGCGAGTGGCACGACGTCATGGGCCGGGTGTTCGACGCGCGCGTCGAGCGGGCCGCCGTGCGGAACCCGCACCCCGACGACGCGGACGGCGGCGCCGTCCTCCGGATGGCCGCGCGCCTCGACGTGAAGCAGCAGCGGTCCGAGCAGCTCGCGCAGCGACTTGCCGACGGACACCGGATCGGGCAGAGCGTGGGGGGCTGGTTCACCGAGCTGAGGTTCATCTACGACGACGACGGCGACCTCTCCCGGATCATCATCGAGGACATCGAGCTCGACCACCTCGCCGTGACCCGGAGCCCTGCGAACCCGGACTCCTGGATCACGAACCTCCGGTCGCTCCCGGGGCTGCTGTCTACCGCGCTCGACGCGGACGACGCGACCGCGTCAGACCAGCACTACACCGTGCGGTTCTCCCGGACGAGGACCGCCGACCCCGGAACACCGCGCGACGCGGGGGAGTCCGCGACCCGGGCGACGTTCCCGGCGGTCGACGTCGTCCCGTCCGACGGCACTCCGGACCCCGCGGGTGTTGACACGCGCGGCGTCGCGGGTGACGATGAGGGCGAACGGGACAACGGCGACGCCCGCAGAGGTGCTCCCGGGGAAGACGACGACGCGGAACGGTCCGCCGACCTCACCCCTGACACCGAGGGCAACATGGATCCCAAGGAACTGCGCGCTCTGATCGCCGAAGCGGTCATCGAGGCCGTCGCACCCGTCACCGTCCGGCTGTCGGCGCTGGAGGCCAGCGCCAGGTCGGCCGCCCCCGCGGCCGAGCCGCCCCCCGCCGTCGACCCCGCCGTCGCCGAACTCCGCGCCACCGTCGACCGGCTCACCGCCGAGTCGGCCGCGCGCGAGGAGACGATCCGGACGCTGGTGAACGAGCCCCTCCGGCGCGGCATCAGCCGCGAGATGCCGGCCGCCGAGCGGTCGCCGACCTTCCACGGCGAGATGGCCACCCAGCTCCGCGAGCGGGGCTGTCACGCGATGGCGTCGATCGTCACGGACGAGAGGCGCATGAAGCTCCTCACCTGCGACGCCGACGAACACCTGCCCGAGCGCCGCAAGGACGCCCAGGCCAACCTGCGCGCCGTCCTCCGCGCCGCCGAGGCCGACGGGCTCCTCCTCCCCCCCGAACTGCGGACCACGGTCGGCTGGGCCTGAGGCCGCCAACCGCTGACCGACCTCCAACAGGAGCACGAACATGGACCGTCAAGCAACCGCGTGGGAAGGGATCGACCAGGGGCGGCGTGAGAAGCTGCTCCGCGCCCTCAACGTCTCTGGCGCCGGGAGCGTCTACCTCCAGACGTTCATCAACAGGACCGTGCAGGACCTGTCGAACCGTGACCCGGGCCTGTGGACGACGCTCGACCACAGGCCGGGCACCGGTGACGCCGCGTACGTCAACAAGCGCACCCCGGGGACGACCGGCGGCTCGTGGGTCGCGGACACCGGCACGGCGACCGAGGAGACGGGGGCCCCGTCGCAGACCTCCTTCACCTTCCGGACCGCCATCACCCAGGCGAAGATCACCCGGAAGCTGTCGGCGACCGGCCGCTCGTACGCCGACGTGATGTCGCTGGAGCTGAACGCGAAGGTCCCGGACTTCGTGAACTTCCTGGAGGAGATGCTCGCGAACGGCGACAACGCCGCCGACGCGAACCAGCCCTCCGGGCTGATCACGCTGATCCAGGGCACCGCCGGCCAGATCGTCGCGAACACCTCGGCCGCCGCGGGCGACTCGTTCTCGCTGGCGAAGCTCGACGAGGCGATCGACGCCGTCAGGGGCGCGAACAACCGGAAGGCCATCTTCTGCTCGCGCACCGGGAGCAGGGCCCTCAACGCCGCGCTCCAGGCCCAGCAGCAGTTCGTGAACATGGTCGAGATCCGGGCCGGCTTCCGGGTCAAGGCCTACGACGACATCCCGATCGTCAAGAGCACGTCGATCGGCGACGACTACACCTGGAACGGGACCAAGGTCACCGCGCTGTCGGGCGAGGCCTCGAACCCGACCACGGCGTTCGTCGTCGTCAACCTCGACGAGGTCTGGATCGAGGAGCTGACGTCGATGTCGGTCCTCCCGCTCGCCCGGGTCAGCTCGCAGTACGAGGAGGTCGACATCTTCGCCGACCTCGTCACCGTGCTCGCGAACACCTACGGCGGCGCCGTCCTCGGCGGGATCGTGGTCTGACCCCCGGCCTGACGTCGCGACACCATCTACACCCCCCGCGGCCCGCCCGGTTCCGACCTGGCGGGCCGC